CTCCACCTTGTCCTAATGCAGCATCGAGGGCTGCTTGAACGGAAGCATCTACTCCTTCTTGTCCTAAATAACCAGCGTCTGACATCAACGTATTAATTTGGTCCGCGGTCATATAACCTGAATCAAGTAAAGCTTGAACGTCTTCCATAGACATTCCTCCTTGCCCGCTTTCTTCGCCTCCAATACCAGCAATTGCATCGGCAATCATTTGTTGTACTCCCTCCGCTGTAATTCCTTCTATTGGATTGTTGGCCAAATACTCTGAAATCATTTGATTAATTTCTTCTGGGGAAAGACCGTTTGCCAAACCCTCATCAATCATTCTTTGAATTTCATCCATTCCTGGAACCCCTGCGGTGGCATCAGCGATCATCTGCTCGATTGTTGTGATGTCCACGCCTTCCATTGGGTTGTTTTGCAAGTAGTTGTAAAGAATGCCTTCAACCATTTCTGGAGTCATTCCTTCACCAAGGGCTTGTTGTATCCAAGTTTGAACTTCGTCTGCGCTTGCAAAACCCTGCATTAATCGATCCATGGCATCAAATTTGGTATCTATACCCGTTTCTAAATTAGCAAGTTGATTGGCTACAAGTTCTCTTATGGCGTCATCACTCATTTGACCGCCTGTGGCTTGTTTAATCATGTCCATAATTTGTTGCTCAGTCATGCCTTGCATCTGAGCATTTGCAATCATGTCACTAATTTGCTGCTCGCTTAAAAAACCAGATATGTCTGAACTTGTTGCGTAATCACTTAAATCAATGTTTTGATTGTTCATTTGGTCTCGCAACATTCTTTCAACGTCTTCTTGGCTTAAAAAATCTGTTGCTCCAAGCGCTTGGTTTATGGCGTCTTGTACTTGAGTGTTTGTTAGAAAATCTGGAAGCCCCATTTTCTGTAAAACATTGGCTTCAATCTGACCGGTGTCCATGCCTTGAAACAATTCTTTTGCATCGGCGGCGGTCATAAAATTACTAAAATCTGGTTGGTTGCCCAAAGCCGCATCAATCATGGCTTGAACTTCATCTTCTGTAGGTCCTTCATCTCCAATATATGTACGAGGTTCATCGTCTTTTACGGGATCGTATAACGGATGACCAGGCCCAAAAGGCATACCAAAGGGGTCTGTTGTATATTTTGGTGTTGTTGCTTTTGCCATTATTTTTTCTTAGCTTGTTCCATTTTTTCACGAGATATTTGCGCTCTCAGTGCTGCGATGTCTTCTTGGCTGCGCATCTTCTCTTCGTCAGTCTCTTCTCGCACGCGCATCTTCTCTCGTTCAAGATCTAGTTTTTCTTCGGCGATACGCTTATCGTCTTCGTTCTCTTGTGATCTTATCATAAGTTCTTGTTGTTTCAACGCCAATACACCTTCGTTGCCTTCTGTCACGTCCATAATTTCGTTTATTCGTGGCATTAAATCGTCAAGTAAACCGGCTTCGGTTTGTGCTTTAAGTTGCTCTCTCATGGGGTTAGGCGGCATAGGTGGTGCTGGCATTCCTTGTTGTTGTGCCATCATTGACTGTTGCATCATTTGTTGTTCTTGCATCAGTTGCTGCTGTAGTTGAGGGTCTTGCTGCGCCATTTGTTGTAGTTGTTGTTCTGCAATCTGCTCTGCTTTAAACGCAACATGTTGAAAAATGTTAGATAACAATGCTGTAGACACCATTGGATTCATTTTCGCCATGGCGTTTTCTAAAAAAGAAATGTGCGACTCTATGTGCGCATCGTGGTCTTGGTCTGGAAAAGCGGTTAAAGGTGCACCCATCATTGCCGAAGCGTTCTCTAAAGCTGGACTTACTGGCATTGGAGGGGGTGGATCGGGCATTAAAAGTGCCTCGATGTTCTCTGATCCCAACGCAGTATACATTCTGCGATAGGCTTCTTTCATGTTGTGTATTTCTGGGTTGCTTTGCACCAGTTGTAGCTCTTGTTGCGCAAGTGAAATACGTTGAGCAAAAGAGAAAAAGTTTGGATCAGATACTGGAATGACATCAACGCGACCGTCAAAGTCCGCTTGCTTTATCATCTGGTCTCCACCGACAACCTGATAAGGGTATTCGGGTGGAAGAAACTCTGAGAAAACTCTGGCTAATATTCTAAACTCTGTTTTTTGTGCGTAATGCAGTCGTTTGTGGACCGCGGACATGACCTTGGTCCCCTGTTCCATGAGTGCTAATGTCGTTCCAACTGCCGCTTGATCGTTTCCTTCGCCAACTTGCATGTCTGTGATGGCAGCGAAGCGCTGACCGGCTTCTACACAAAAGCCCATTAATTGGAATAAAGTTCCACTCGGCTCTTTATAAGGGAGAGGCATCAAAGAATCTCTTAGAGCGCCTCCTGGTGCGTCCACGTCTCTAAATTCACCGGGTTCTAAAGGTGTCTCGTCATCCCTAATTCTTATGCCTCTGGCTTTAAAACCAGCCGGAAGGTTGGACAGGGTTCCTGCGTCAACTAATTGTCTCAAAGCTGCTGTTGCGGTTCTGGAGAGTCCTCCAATCATGTGAATTAAACCGAATCCGTAGAAACCCAGTCCTGGGAGAAATTTGTAGTGAACAAAATAAGTAATTTTTTGTTTTAATGGATCGTCTTCGTAGTAATTACGTCGCACTGATAATACGCGTCCAGACGTTCTGTCAATTGTAATAATAAAAGGTAGGTGCAATCCGTTTGGATCTTCAAATCCTGGCATTTCCATAACCACATGAAACTCCAAAAGCTCGTACATCATGTCATTGCCTGCACCGCTTATGCCTTCGATCTCTTCTATCTTGTCTTGCGATACGGTTTGTGTGGTGTTGTAGGCTGGTGTAATCTCTATGTCACGATAAAATCCAGACAGTTGTTGATTACGAACTTCGTTATAGTTCATTTTAACAACGTGTGTAATTCTACTGCATGTTTCTAAATCACTCGCCGCATACGGCACAACCAAATCTTCTACTGGAACAAACTTACTGACTGCTCTTTGCAGTGAAGGATCGTAATAAACTTTTTTAAATGCAGAACCGGCCAGTGGTAAATAAAATAACAACTGGTCCATTTCAGGTGTGTACTCTTCCATAACACACGTGATTTCATAATTCATAAACTCGCGCACACGATCTGCCTGCGCTTCTACTTCTGGTGTTGCCGCACCAATAATTTCTGTTTTTACAGGACCTCTTGCTGGAAGCAATTCCTTAAAAGCAGACGCTTGAAACTGTGTGACCGACTCAGCAAGGAGAGGATGTGTTACACCACTGGCTCCGGGAAAAGGTCTGTCTCGATCTTCATACCTAAACCCAAGTAGGTCTAGTCCTTTGACGTACGCATCTTCCCATTCGTCACGACTCATTCGATCTTCTTCAAAATCGCCCATGAGTTGCGCCGATAATGCACCGAGTTCTCCCTCATCCATGTATTCCGCAAGGTTTGCGTTAAACGGAATCATGGCTTCGACGTTCATTTCGTCTGGCATGAAGTCAAGAACCGCGCTGCCGTCTTGAGCAAAGTTGACTTCAATATCCATGTCTTCCGGAAGAGGTGCTTCGATTTCGACCTCTTGACCAGCCTCAATGTCTAGGTCAATAAGATCCGTGACCCGATCAATATTAGTCGGCTGTTTAAATTCATCTACCATGAGTTTCTAGTATACGCCTGTAAAGTTGGTGCCTCTTTCAGCGGCTCTACCGCCTTTGGATTTACCTTTTCCGGCGCCCGGTTGTGGTCCTTTGCTGGTTTTCATTTCTTTGGTTTTTGCGTAAGGAACAGAACCTTGGCCTTCTATTTCCAAGCCTTTGATTATTTTAGGGGCTTTTGCCATTTTATTTCTCCGAATGTGTTTAAGTAGTTTATATAAGTTTTAGGGTCTTCGCAAACGAGTATTGTGTGTGGATATAAGTCCACCTACTCCTTTTTTAACGATTTGTTTTGTTTCGTCATAGGGCTGTGGACGACGGACCATGGACCCCCTGTCTCCGCTGACGTGTTCAAAACCGTTTCGCTTGTACCACTTTACAAGTTTTTCTTGTGAGCCTGTCTCGGTTTTCTTTAAGCTTTTTGCATAATCACTTATTTGTTTTTTATAGGCGTCTGCAAAGTTTGTGTTTCCTGCTTTTTTATCTAATTGAGTAAAATGATTGTCTAACAAACCAATTTTCCTTGTTTTCCAACTTGGTGTGTAAGAAGGAGACATGTGAATTTCGATACCGAGTTTATCTAAAACAGGGCCTTTTATTTTGTTTAAAAGCTTTTGTCCGCCCCGTGCTGTGTGTGAACGCAAAGAACCTACACCAAACTGGTTTTTAATGTCTGGGTACATGTTCATATTAATAACCGCGTCTGCCATGCCGTCTTTACCGCCAAGAACAATTTCCATTCCTAGGTCTGGGTTGCTTGTAAACCCATCTATGTTGTCAAAATCTCCTCGACTGTGTGCCTTGTTATGAAAATATATTTTTCCTTCTTCTAAAATTTGAGGGTCTCTTTTTCCAGGCGCTCCTTTTAATGGAATCATGCCAAACTCTTCGAGTTCATCGGTGACTTTACGCATGTTATAAAGCACGCCTTCTACTTCATCGAGATTTCCATAAAGGGTATTTCTGGAGTTGTTGATGTAATCATCGGCAACATCCATGTAGTCTTTAAGCTGTTCCTTGGTTCCCACCTGCCAAGGCGTACCCACGTCTTTCATAGAACGCTCTGCCCAAACTCTTTCTTGTTCAAAATCTTTCATCACGTCCATCAGGGACTGCCTGTCTTCTGGAGCACGGGCGCCTTTCATTTTTCCTGATCGAATTAATTTGTCTATTTGTCTTTCAATAAACGGAGCACCACGAGAAGTAGCAAGACCCAACACACCTTTTGCAGCAAGCTCTGGATTGTACATGCCCGATACAATTTCTCCGAGTGTTTCTAAGCCGCCTCCTTCTCTTTCAAGTCCCATGCGTCTGGCAATGTCTTCTCCACCGAAAGGCGCAGAGAAAAAATCTACCTCTTTAAACTGCTCTGGAAACTTCATTTTCATTACAGCTTGGCCCAGGTCCGCTGGCAGACCAGCCAAAAGCGGTAGACCTCTGGCAATGCCTCTGCCGAATTTTCGATAACCCTCTCTTTCCGCTGCAACGGCTTCTTCTGTTTGGTCGGGACCTACGCCATATCTACTGAAGAAAGGTGCCAGTAGTTCTTGGTCGCGTTTTTCCTGTGCTGTTGCCATTAATAATATTCTTTTCTAGGGGGTTTATAATCGTTGTCCATCAGTTCATCTGATTCTAAAGCAATAAAGCCGCCTTGTCGATAACGCAACAGCGCTTGTGTGGTCGAATCCACCAAATCATCATGGTCGCCAAAAGGAAAAGCAGCACACTCCTCAATCAGTTCTTCCGCCCACCTTTTGTCCGGGGCCCAGACCATTCCAGCCTCTAATATAGGAGAAACGGCATTGACTCTTGCCACTTTGTCTTGTCCTTTGTTCGGCGAATAGTTGAGCACGGGTATTCCTGTTTGCCTCAATTCATGTGTCAGCGGCATACCACTGGCCTTGGCTTCAATAATCACAATATCAGGTTCCCAATATTCGTATTGTTCAAACGCAATGTTCTTTAGTTCTGGAAAATTCCAACGTCCTTTACGTACATCCAGCAATAAAAGGTTCGGTTCACCGCCCTCATCGGGATAAAACACGCACCATGTGGTAATAGCAGAGAAGTCTGCGGTTTCTTTCTTACTGAACGCTGTGTCATAACTTTGTATGACAAACTGCATATTGGGCACGCGTTCCTCTTCCCAAAGCTTCCACCACTCTCTTTTTAGTATCGCGCCTTCTTCAGATGTCGGTTTTTGCATCCATTGTGCTTCCCATTTCGATACAGGAAGAGACGCTTTTACGCCTTCTAGCTCTGGAACAGTCCAATATTCGGGCCATAAAGCCTCTCCGCTGGGCATAATTGCAGGAAATTCTACAACTTCCCATTGATCTGCGTGTTCGTCTGTTTGTTTTGCCAACAATCTTCCTGTCAGGTCCTTGGTCCCCCATCGGGTCATCACGATTATGATGGCACCGCCGGGTTGTAGACGCTGCCTTGGCCCAGAACTGTAGTATTCCCACGCATTGTCCAGTGCTGTCGGTGATAATGCGTCTTGCTCCGAGTGAATGTCATCGAGAACCAGTATATCCGCACCCCGTCCAGTCACGGCACCGCCAATACCAGAATAAAACGCCTCACCGCCACCGTTGGTTTCCCACCGTCCTGCGGATTTACTGTCCGCTTTTAGCTCAACATTGGGAAAAACGCTTTTGTATTCTTCAGAATCAATCAAATCCCTGACTCTTCGACCAAAACGAAAGGCCAGTTCTGCCGTATGCGTGATTTGCATGATTTTTAGCTTCGGATTGCGTCCCAAAACCCAAGATGGAAAGTATGTGGAGGCAAATTCACTCTTTGTGTGACGTGGTGGCATGTTAATAATCAGCCGTTTTAGCTCTCCACGGGCCACTTGTTCCAGTTTTTCAGCAAAAATCTTGTGGTGTCGCCCTTCAATAAAGTCGGGCCACATGTGTTTTATGTAAGTAATAAAGCTGTCTTGTCCTTCTCGTTGCAGTTCTTTGGCTTTGAGCGCCTGCTGCATATCAAGAAGTTGTTTTGCTGCGTCTGGGTATCTCTCCAGCAGTTTTTCTGTGTTTATTTTAGTCACAGGTCTTACAGGTTTCGCTGTTGTCGTCTATCAACTCCTCGTTTGCCAGTGTTTCTGCAACACGTCGTTGCAGTTCTTTATCACGGAAGCCGCGATTGTACCAATATTGCCCAGCTTCTTGGGCTGTCAGCTTTTCAGTTTTTTCCGTTTCCATACTTTTTCCTCCTTAGTATTTCTTTTTTAAATTTATGGATTAATTTTGGTTTGGTGTTCGGGTTGTCTATTGCTGCCAGCAAATCTTGGAGGGGCGTTCCTTTGATCCAGTGATAAGTGACCGTTGTTTTTTGTGTTCGACGGTCATAGGTTTCTTCTGTCGGTTTAAATTTAGTTGGCATCTTCTTTATTAACTACGATGTTTTTGCACCACCAGTAGAGTTCTCCCTCTCCCAGCGTGTGTTTTATGGTATTTACTCTTTGTGTCACCAATTGGACGTTGCCTATTATATACCCTTTGTTGGGATCTTTTCTATCAATACTGGCGTTCAGGTCTTGTCGACCTTCGCCTCCGTGCCATGTCATAAATACACCGGACAGGGCACAACGTCCTTCTTGCTTTTGCCAAAGCTCTTTTACGTGGTCCAAATCAATATCCCACTCCATATCTTTTCTGGCGGCTTTAAGTTTAGAAAACACCACGGCAATGTAGGATTCCGGAGAGTTGTTGCGGGCGTTGTTTCTTTGAACAGAGGTGCACCGTCGGCACACGTTGCGCTTTTTTGTGTAGTCGTTTTTTGACAGGTCTCGGTTGCAGGTAATGCAAGTTTTTGTTTTTGCCATATTTTTTAGTATACACAAAATTTTGGGGGGCTAGGGACTCCTAGCAAAAAAATATAAAATTTGTCCGGGGACAAGGGACTCCTAAACAAAGTGCCAAATTTTTTCTGTAGAAAATTTGTGTGTCGATCTTTCTCTTATAGTCAGATCCCAGGCGCGAGCACCACAGGCGCGAGAAATGTTGCAATAGGGAAAAAGCTGGACGAAGTTTGCGCAATAGGATCCCCATATAAAAAACCCCGACACCTGGGGGATAGGTGCCGGGGCTATTAGGGGTTAGGTTAGTGTTTAATAATATTCTTCCTCATACCAACCCTCATCGTAGTCTTTAGCGAGGAATAGCTTACCTACATTGTTAATGGCATCAACGATGAGATATCCGAATTTATCGCACCTTTCGCAAGGGTGATCGGTCTGGTAGTGGTCGTTGTAGTTTTGGTTGTCCGTGGCTGGAGCCATAGAGTACCAGCCTCTACCTTGGCACGAGTCGCACTCAATAGTGTCGCCGACTTCTACAACGTCCGACTTTTTTGGCATAGCTTTAAAATGAGTCATATAACTCTCCTAATTGTTGATTGAATGCCCAGTATGACAGATCTCCCATATAATGTCAAGCGCACTTGGTCCCCGGTTCAATATCAACAACTAGGAGATCGAGGACCAAGCTCAGATGCGTGAAAGCATCGGTAACAAGTAGAACAACAAAAAGATCAAGACAATGGACAATCTCCGGATCATTCAATGGTAACAAGTATGCCAAGTATGCCAATGACAACGGCTACGGCTACGGCGATTATAAAAAAGGCATCAACCACAGTTCACCTCCCACAATTATAAAGTTCTTCGCAGGCGTCATCCAGGTCGATATTATCAACATATCCCCATTGGGCTTGATCGCTTCCCCAATAACCTTTAACGGTGCAACTTCTCGTGTGAATGTAAATGTTAGGACCACCCCAGGCGACCGTGATCTGCGCCCCGAGGTACTCACAGTCAGAGCTTACAACGTAATTGATGTCTAACATGTCCTCGATGTAGTCCCACGCGTGAGGCTGAAAGTCCTCCGGTTGGTCTTCGTCATGCCAACGGCTGAAGATCTCCGGGTCACAATTCTTTAACCCGTCGGTGATTTCTTCCGCAATGCTTCGGCATTGGCCCTCCAGTTCCTGTTCTATTGATCGCTCCGGTTCTTTCGGTTTTTCGTTTAAGTATGAAAGATCAAATAAGTTGTTAAATGTTTTTAAAAGGTCCATGAGTTTTCTCCTAATTAATAGTTGAGTGTCCAGGATATAAGAGAGGTCCTATATTGTCAAGGTCTTTTCTGCGGCCGTATACCTGGCCTTGGCCAAATTCGTATCATGCAGGGGTAACAAGTATCATGCAAGGGCAACGAGCGGGGATCATGCGAGGGCGACAGGCAAAAGAAAACCCCGCGCAGGATCACTACGCGGGGCAGATCTAGGATCTAGGATCTACTCTGGCTTAACAAAGCCCCCGTTTTTGATGCCTTCTAATCTCATTGGCAAAACAAAAAAGGAGTTGCATAAATCACAGGCTCTTCCGTCTTTGTAGGGTTGTGCGTTGTGTCCGTGCCTCCACCCATGTTCATCGGGCTCGATCTCGCCTTCACAGATGTCGCAGTTTATTGGATCTAGGTTTAGCTCTAGTTGCTCATTCATATTGTTCTCCTTTATTTATTGAATGTACCTATATGTTATCAGCTTATGGGACATATAGCAA